GAGGAGGCTATCCAAGCGTTCAAGTGGATCGCCTTGTCAAAACTATCTACGTTTCAGAAAGTTAGTAGATGACGATACAACACACGGATTGGGAAGTATCAAGCACGCACGCTCAGGTGATTCGGGATAACTGGCCCGCAGGGGTGAAGGTACGCAGGCCCGAACTATTGAAGAAAATCCCCGGAGTAACCGGCAAGAGATTCACAGAAACCGTAAAAAGCGGGGTATGGATTAAGCCACTAGGAAGCCAGCCAGGTCGAACATTCAGTGGAGTGCGTGATGTTGTCAGGAAGACACTGGTGGTTTTTGTGTCTGGAAGCAGCACCCGCCAGTCTTCTGGAGCAACAGACTATGAACTCATCAGAGACAAGATTCGAGACTTGTTTCAGGACCGACGAGCAACTGGAATGGCTGGAGAGCTTTACAGTTACACATCAACCGGAGACTACGACATGGATGATGTCGTCAGTCGAAAGTACGACATTGACATTATAGAAATTAGCACCGTATTCAGGGAGGATCGGGCATGACTTGCATTGATACTTGTGGTAGCCAAGGAGTTTACACATCGCTGCTTGTAGAAGAGAGCGATCTGGCGAACTGCAACCCCGCTACCTTTGACACAAACTCAGAGCGATATGAAATCCTAAGCGAAAGCATCCGGTTCACGGATAACTTGCTGGGCGGCAACGGTCTTACTGGGACCATTGACAAGATTGGCAACCACACCCGTCATGGTGCAAGGGTTGTAGTTGGAGAGTTCTCCTTAGAGGTCGGGCCTTACGAGCTTGATAACTGGCTTCCACGCATCCTTGGCAAAGCAGCCAGTGGGTCCACGTTCACCACAGACGAAACATTCGACCTTCTTCCTTTCGACATCATGCTGAAGCGTGACCAAGGAACAGTCACATACCGACGATGCAGTGTGAGTGCAGCAACGCTTACGTCAACGGCAAGCATCGGAGGTGCAGAGCAAGTCACAAGGCTTACGCTTCGGGTGCTTGGTTATGAGGAGCATGACACCACATACCCTGCCACACCACCAAGCTTGCCTACAGAGGAAAGGCTTTACTGGCTTCTTGGCGATGGAAAGCTTGAAATGACGCCTGAAGGTGGGAGTTTAACTGAGTATTACTTCGATGCTTTCAGTCTGCGAATCGACAACAACCTAACTCCTAAGACAAGAAACTTCCTGAGCGTAACTTGCGTTCAGACAAATGGCCGACAGATCAGGTTGCGGGTTCGCACTCCGTACACCTCAAGCTCTCACACAAACCTTTACATCAACGACTTCAAGGGTCAGGGTGTTCTTTCATTCTTGGGTTCCAAGAACCCTGAAGTGCCTTCTGCTTACAGCACGGTGATTACCTTGCCGGAGTTGCGTCAAACAAGAATCACGCCAAACACGGCAGGCAGAGGGGAGATTCCACTGTCTCTTGATCTTGAGGCGTACAGGTCAGCAAGTGCATCGGGAACCATTGAGCCGATTACGATCACGAATGCTCATCCATAGGAGTCGTCATGCCAGACCCGAACGATCCTGACAATTACGGTCCTGACCATCGACTGAATCCAAAAGATCCGCTAAAGGATGCCGTGGACCCAGTGGATGATTTGGATGATTTAGCTGGTGCAAGCGGTGGCCTTTCTGATCCCAGCGAGGTTGTTGACGACAGTAAGCCCTCTCCCATCGAGCCAATGGAAGATGGGCTTGAGGAGGATGAGCCATCAGAGGATGATCCACCAGAGGAGGAAAAGCCTCCTGTTAAAAAGACATCAAGGCGAGTTCCAATAAAGCTTCCGGGTGCGAAAGGGCCGCTGGAAGTTGACTCGATTGGTGATTACCTAGAGGACGCTGACTGGACTCAAATCGACGAGGATTCAAGAAACAAAGCGAACAAAGCTCGCGAGCAACAACAAGAACTGGCAGCAGGACAACAGCAAGAAGAGCAAGGCAAGCTCGCGCAAAGGCAATTAGCTTCAGACAACAGGAAAAAAGCAAAAGCAGACAGGCGAGCAAGAAGATCGGAATCTACGGCTGATGACGCAGGTTCTGTTCGCGGCGAAGTGTCTGGCACGGAAGGACAGACCCTTAGCGAAGTTACTGGTGACACAGGGCCAGTAGAAGACAACGCATACTACAGCACGCCTACACAAGATTCCATAGTTCCAGTTGGGCCACCAGCATCGCCAGAGCATTTGCAAGGGCAGAAGGATTTTAACTACGACTTTGGTTCGCAGGGTTCAACCAGTTTCAACATTCCGGGTCAAGCAAGCACAGCAAAAGAAGATGCGGTTGAGAAAGCGACCGACGCGATAAACACAGCAACGAGTCGGGTTGTGGACATGCTTGAAGGTCTTGCTCAGGTGATGAACAACCACTCGAATCGCATTGCCCAACTAGAAGACACACTTGACATGGAGAGCGAGCGTGACGGGTAAAGGAATGCAGTTTTATTATGGCAACTACACTCACGAAAAAGGTGAAGTGTACCCGGAAGCCATTGAGATAATCCCACGATTCGGGCCAGAGGGTGTGCGATGGGGTGCTGATTATATTTGGAGGCTTAGGGGAAATTTCTTCCAAGACCCCGATCAGTCATCAGAGCTTAGCACTGCTCAGGTGTCAGCGAAGATTGCAGCGTTAAGAACAGCATACAACCGAAACTACCAGAACTGCGGTTTTCTGCTGGACGATGGGACGCCCTCTGCTCATGTACTAAACAGCAACGACACATACAACTTGTCTGGGAACAGAGTAACGCGACGAAGCTGGGACAACTTGACAGAAGGCGAGTACGCAAACACTCGGTCTTACTCAATGACGATCCAAGCTGTTTACCAGATGGCAGACAGTCAAGTGATTAGCTTCAGTGAAGGTGTGTCCAAGACTGGCACGGGCGGTCCTACTTGGAAGGTGCGAGCAAATTGGCGGGGCCAGCCGTACAAGCACTTTCTTACGTCGAAATCGAAAGTCGTTCATGTTCAACAAGGAGAGATCGTGTCGCTAGGTAGTTGGTTTAGTGCGCCAGCCCCCTACTGGCCGCAGGAGGAAATGCAAGAGCATCGCGTTATTACGATGCACACTCCAAAGTATCACGGCAACGGCAAGCCAACACACTTCCGCATGACATATAAGTATGTGTTTGAGCGGCTTGGGGACCAGCCAAACTTCCGACCTAACAGTGGGTACGACATTCCATGACAGTCAACGTAGAACTCAAGGACTTTCCTGACGTTCACAAGATGCACTTCATCCAAGGCTCACAAGCAAAGCCGGGGCGGTGTGTCATTGACTGTACTGTGGGAAACCCCGGAACACTGGAAAGCATCGGTCCAGCTAGGCCAAGAGTCACAACACTTAAAGCAGAGACAGACGGGTGGTTTGCAACGTGGAACGACATGCGTGTGATCAAGGCAATAAAGTCTCGATATGACTGCTTGCATGTAGTGCTAGAAGACTCTCGCTGGATTCTTGAAGAACATAAGCTTGACCAAAACTGGAATGAACGAGATGCGTTTGGACGCCTGAAAACAGGCAACCAGCAAACTATCGCGCAGCTTGTGCAACTGATAGTTGCTGCGTGTGACAGCAAGATAACGATTGTTGTTGACGCCAGTGTGCCGACCTTCAAGCCGCCCGCTCGCTGGGCAGAGAAGACATGCGCAGAAGCAATGCAAAACCTGCTTGACAACACTGGCTGTAGGCTGGTCTATGCACCTGAGACTGGTGCGTATGTGATGTCCTTAGCAGGATCAGGCAGTCTCCCTGACTTCCCTGTAAAGAAATACAAGCCATCACCAAACAACAACCTGAAGAACGTGCGGTTTATGACTGCGCCTGCTGTGTACGAAGAAAGAGTAGCTTGTACTGCTGTGTACATCGACAGCTCAACAGGAGATGCCACTGCATTAGCAGCAGATACGACATTGAGTTTGGTTCACGATGCGTCTGCTTCCGAGCATGTGCAACATGACTACCGACTTTGGAAGCCTTCTGCGTCGAGTGATCGCCTATACATCAAGCATCGCCCAAAGTCTATTTTCGATGATCCTGAGCGTCCTCAGTACGAGCAGGGCAGGGTGATACGAGATGCGTGGGAACCGTTCCCTGTTCATCAGCCATTGGTTTCAAAAGCTGGTTCGATCACAGGGATCATTGAGCTAACCAACGGTGGTCAGGTTTTTGTTACCGATCATCCAGTCTTGTCGGCCCAGTCCAATGGAACAATATCAACATCAGCAACAGTGCTGACTGGTTATTACAAAAAGGATGGGGTGAACGGGCTTTATCGCGACCACGTTCCTGTGATGATCGACCCGGCGCAAACAACCGAGTTAAAGGTGTTTGTTGATTGGGTTGTTCCGATCAGCTCAAGCGAGCCAGATATTCACAACCCACCTCTCGGGGATTGGCAATCTTTGTTTCAACAAGTCTGTCAAGCACTTATTAAAAAGTACGATCCACCTGAGCCAGCCCAGACAATAACGACCGACAAGTTCCATCAGCTTGGAGGCATCGGCCAGATCGGAGGCGTTGAGTACGAGTTTTCTATTGCTCAACGTCAGGCAGGGAAGAAGCACACAATGCGAATTGCCTTGAACTATCAGCCCGGTACGGAGTCAATGATCCGATAATGTTCTACGCAAGAATAGCTATCGCAACGTGCATGGAAGCTGCTGATCCAAGGGACGGGGAAACATGCCCGCTGTTTAATGCAAAGCTCCGTCTGTTTGAGAATGCGTCAGCACCCACTCCTCCAGCAGAACACCCAGACGATCTTACCTTAACAACGATCAACTCCCAGCATGTTCCTGTTGCGAACACTACGGAGCAGTCGATAGCTGTTGGCGATGAGATCATGGTTGGCGAAACCATTGATGAGCGGTGGGTTGTAATCAATGGCGGTGCTGGTGCGCCACGGATTCAGTTTGTCACAACATCGAAGATGGCAAGTCAGCAGGTTGCTGTTAAAGTTCTTCGAGTACACGGTGCAGCACCAGACCTTAGCGGTAGCGTCCTTCAGTTTGGAAGTACGCTGAACGTAACTGATCCGTTCAACCTTTGGGCAGAGGTGGAGCCGAACGCAACAGGCTGGGCCTACTACGTTGCGCAGTCAGCAGATGATCCAGAAACAACAGAGGTCACAGAGCCTACGCATCCAGCACGATACGAGATCGAGGAATGTAGTCTTCCGATCAAGGAGCTTGAGGGAACAATCAGCACATGCTTGCTCAAAAGCCAGGGATCAAAAGATGTGACAGTGAGCCTCTCCAATAACGACATAAGAAGCTCGTATCCAAATGTTGATAGCCCACCAGAAATTTCCGAGTCTGGGGTAATTTCCGCACAGAACACTTACAGCCTTGATGCAATCGCCAACTCGCGGGTGTTCATTCGCAGGGTCACGAATCTTCATGACTCAGAACCAGAAGACTACACGCT